ACCTAGTGGCTTCCCTGTTCACCAAGAGTATTTCAACTACACCCAGAGACAAGTGAAGACTTGGATAAGTGGGTCAGCCACCCACGTTCGTTACCGAGAGGAGGACGACAGGCTTAGTAAGATGCGCCAGAAGAACGGTGTGTCCCCTAACTTTGTTCACAGCCTCGATGCTGCTGCTCTTCACAAGACAATCATTAAAGCAAACAAGGAGGCGGGTATCTATGACTTCGCATTTATCCACGATTCCTACGGGACTCACGCCACAGGATGTAAAGCACTTGCTAAATCTTTACGGGAAGTATTTGTTGATATGTTTTCCGTTGACTTGCTCCAAGACTGGAAACATCAACTAGAACATAACACGAACACAGTCCTTCCAGAGCCTCCAGAATACGGCAACGCGGACATCTCCAAAATCACCGACAGCACATATTTCTTTAGTTAGCACTCCGCTGGCTGAGTAGTAAACCACCGAAACAGGTAATAATACAAATGAGTAAAGTATACACATCGCCAAAAGGAACTGCGGTTTGGCCCCGCATCGACACACCAGACACCAAGTTTGACGAGGACGGATTGTACTCGTGTAAACTCCACGTTTCTGAAGGAGACTTCAAAGCATTTGAAGCTCAGTTAAATGACGAGATTGAAGCAGGCTATAAGGCCGAGTGTGCAAAGCAGGGTAAAGACAAGCTCCGCATGGCACCCTCCAAGCCCCTCCGTATCACCGACGAAGGTGACTACGAAATCTTTGCCAAGCAAAAGGCAAAGGTTCACACCAAGTCTAAAGGCACCCTCGACTTCACCGTGGCTTGTTACGACAGCCAAGGAAAGAAAATTGAGACGCCTAAGATTGGCAGCGGTTCAACCATCAAGATGGCCGTAGAGGTCAACACGTGGTTCGTCCCTAGTCAGGGCTTCGGCTACACGCTTCGCCTTCGCGCTGTACAGGTCATCGACCTTGTAGAGTTCGGTGGTGGCGGTGGCTTCGGCTTCGGTGCCGAGGAAGACGGCTATGTAGGTAGCGGCGAAACCCTCGATGATGCCTTCACGGTAGCTAATGAAGCGGAAACGACCAACGCGCCGTTCTAAGTTTCGTTCGAAATTCGAAGAGACAGTGGCCTCCGCCTTAAAAGCGGCGGGGGTCACCCACTCTTACGAGTCAATGAAGCTAACATACACGAAGGAGTGCAAATACACGCCCGACTTCGTTTTAGAAAACGGAATAATACTGGAGGTAAAGGGCTATTGGCTAGCATCGGACCGAACCAAACACCTAAGAGTGAGGGAAGCACACCCCGAACTAGACATCCGATTTGTATTCCAACGGGCATCAAACACACTAAGCAAAAAGAGCAAGACCACCTACGCGGACTGGTGCGACAAACACGGGTTTCTATGGTGCGAGAAAAAGCTCCCACACGAATGGACGATTTAACGGCTATTGCCACACACCAACCCTGCCCCGATTGCGGAAGCAGTGACGCATTAACACACAACGCTGACGGAAGTACTAAGTGCTACTCCTGCGGTCTGTTCACTCCAAACAGAAACAAAACCAACACACCAACACCACAAAACAAACAAATGAGTAACGTATCACCTCTTGGATTCGTCCAAGGCAAATTCATAGACATCACCCCACGGGGGATTAACAAGGAAACCTGCATCAAGTACAGCTACCAAATCGGAGAGATGAACGGTAAGCCCTGCCACATCGCCAACTACCGTAACCTAGATGGAGCACAGGTGGCACAGAAGTACCGCTTTGCAGACAAGAGTTTTCACTGCAACGGAACTCCAAATTATTTTTTTGGGCAGAACCTGTGGCCTAACGGCGGTAAGAAGCTAGTCATCACCGAGGGTGAGATTGACTGCCTAACTGTTAGTCAACTCCAAGGAAACAAGTGGCCTTGCGTGTCCCTACCGAGCGGGGCTCAGTCAGCCAAAAGTATCTTTAAACGTCAACTGGAGTGGCTCTCATCGTGGGATGAAGTCGTCGTCATGTTTGACCAAGACAAAGCGGGACGGGAAGCCGCTGAGAGCGTGGCTCACATCCTTCCTGCTGGTAAGTGCAAGATTGCCCGCCTGAGCGGTAAAGACCCCAACGAGATGTTACTCGCCAACAAGGGCGAAGAAGTTATTCGTGCGTTCTGGGACGCTAAGGTATGGCGACCAGATGACATCGTGGATGGTACTGAGTTGTACGAACGCCTGACCACACCAAAGGAAAACGACAGCATCCCCTACCCTTACTTTGGGCTTAACGAGATGACCCGTGGTATGCGCAAGGGCGAGATTGTTACGTTCTGTGCTGGTTCTGGTATAGGTAAGTCGGCGGTCTGTAAAGAGATTGCGCTACACGTCCTAAAGACCACCGACAGGAAGCTTGGATACATCGCTCTGGAGGAGTCCATCGAGCGCACCGCTAACGGCATCATCGGATTGGAGATGTCTCGCCCACTACACCTTGAGCCTTTCGAGGCTGACGAAGCCTATAACAAAGCTTACAAGGATACAGTCGGTTCTGGTCGCTTCTTCCTGTATGACCACTGGGGTTCTCTGGATAGCGACAACCTACTCGGTCACATCCGTTATATGGCAAAAGCTATGGACGTTGACTACGTTGTTCTCGACCACCTCTCCATTGTTGTCTCTGGTATGGGCGACGGAGATGAACGCCGTATGATTGATAACACTATGACGAAGCTCCGTGCTCTCGTAGAGGAAACCAAGATTGGTGTTATCCTTGTTAGTCACCTCAAGCGCCCCGAAGGTAAGGGACACGAGGAAGGGGCAGCTACTTCCCTAGCTCAACTCCGAGGCTCCGCTGCCATCGCCCAGTTGTCCGATATGTGCATCGGATTGGAGCGTAACCAGCAAGACAAAGAGAACAACAACCGCACAGCCCTTCGTGTCCTAAAGAACCGATTCAGCGGTGAGACAGGGCTAGCTTGTCAGCTTCTCTACAACAAAGAGACAGGACGAATTGCAGAAGAAACCAACCCCCTCTTCGAGGAAACCGAAGACGAGGCTAACCCGTTTCCCCATTAAACCAAAGGAGTAAATGAAATACTGTTCAAACTTTAAGTACGACCTCGAAGTAGGACAAGCCGCAGAAAAGGAAGTAGGCGATATGCTTGCTAATCAAAAGATAGAAGTCAAACTCGACAAACGAGCTGTTCAGACGGGTAACCTGTTTGTTGAGTATGAATCTAGAGGCAAGCCATCAGGCGTCTCCCGCTCTGAAGCTGAACACTATTGCTTCGTTGTAGGTAACTTAAAGTTATTCATCCCAACCGAGCGCCTAAAGGAACTTATTGAGCCACTCAAGGGTACTAAGTTCGACAAACGGGGTGGAGACAACAACACATCCAAAGGTGTCCTTCTGAAGTTGACGGACATCCTTACCGCCATATAGTCAGAAAATAACACACATGAAAACAACAGCTTACTTCGACATTGAAACCAACGCCATCACCGACTGGGCAACACTTAGCGACCTAGAGACGCTTCACTGTCTCGTAGTCATAGACCACCAAGGCACACACCGTTACCGAGCTGAGAACATTCAAGACGGCCTAAAGAGACTATCGGCTGCTTCTACTATCATTGGACACAACGGTATCGACTTCGACGCCATCGCCCTATGGAAGCTCTACGGGTTCCGTCACCCAGACGTCCAAGACACCAAAATCATGGGACGCTTGTTGTTTCCCGACCTGCGTAACGATGACTTCAAACGTGAAGGGTTCCCTAAAGAGCTTATAGGCTCCCACTCCCTGAAGGCTTGGGGCTACCGCATTGGTCAACACAAGGACAATCACGGGGAGACCGAAGACTGGTCTACATGGTCACAAGAGATGGAGGACTACTGCGTTACCGACGTCGAGGTAACTAAGGCTATTCACGACTTCTTCCTAAGGAAAGGTTTAGGACGCATCCAGCAAGCCAATGAGCTGGAACACGGGTTCGCTAAAGCTATCCGTATCCAAGTGATGAATGGCTTCCCTTTTGACATTAAGGCAGCCGAGGAGCTCACGTGCACCCTCATGTCTCGCCGCGCGGAGCTAGATAAAGAACTCCGAGAAGTTTTCCCGCCAACCATTGAGACCACCAAGAGTAGCTGGTGGGTCGCTCCAGACGGCACCAAGTCCCGCACCAAGAAAGCCCTCGTTGAGAAAGGCTATAAGGCAAAGGACATTAGTAAAGGAGACCCCGTAACTAAAGAGGTGCCCTTCAACCCAAACAGTCGTGACCAAATAGCGGAACGACTAATGGCTAACGGCTGGAAGCCAAAAGCCTACGAAGGCAAACGCCCAGCAATCAACGAGGGGGTACTCAAGGAAATCGGAACACCCCAAGCCGAAAAGCTTCTTGAGTATCTCCTCGTCTCCAAGCGTCTAGGTCAGGTAGCTGAGGGGAACCAAGCGTGGCTAAAGTTAGAGAAAAACGGATACATCCACGGCTCAGTTAACACCAACGGAGCTGTTTCTGGTAGATGCACCCATAGCAACCCTAACGTAGCTCAGGTTCCTTCTATTCGTGCTCCCTACGGCAAGGAATGTCGTGCCTCATTCACAGCCCCAGAAGGCAAGGTGCTTGTAGGTGCTGACGCATCTGGTCTGGAACTACGTTGCCTTGCTCACTACCTCGCGATGTTTGGTGACAAGGAATACGCCAAGACAATCCTAGAGGGTGACATCCACACAGCCAACCAAAAGGCAGCAGGACTCCCTACTCGTGATGACGCCAAGACGTTTATCTATGCCTTCCTTTACGGAGCAGGTGACGCCAAGATTGGTTCCATTGTTGGTGGCTCTTCTCGCCAAGGTAAGCAACTCAAGGAAGCCTTCATGCGTAAGACTCCCTCCATCAAGAAACTCTATGATGCTGTAGCCAACGCCATTGAAACCAAGGGTATGCTCAAGGGTCTCGACGGTCGTCCACTGCCTTGTCGCTCTAGTCACTCAGCAGTAAACCTCCTGCTCCAGTCAGCGGGCGCTGTTGTTATGAAGCAGGCCCTCGTGGAGTTCGTTAAGATGGCTAAGCTTCCCTACACGATGCACGCCAACGTACACGACGAAGTTCAATTTAGTTGTGACCCTAAGCACGCTGAAGAGCTAGGCCAGAGCTTCTGTAACGCTTTGACAAAAGCAGGTCAGGTACTCAACTTTAATTGCAGGCTCGACGGCGAGTTCAAGGTGGGCGCTAACTGGGCTGAAACACACTAACACAAATACACACATGAAAGAAACAAAGAACAAAACACTGGTCATTGACGGCGATATGATACTCTACAAGGCTGCTACCGTAGCCGAGCAGGAAATACGCTGGGATGATGACATCTGGACGCTTGAGACCAACATGAACGTGGCCAAAGCAGAGGCCGATAGACAGCTTGAGGAAATCAAAAGAGACCTAAAGAGTACCGACATACTAGTGGTGTTCTCCGACAGGAAGACGTTCCGCCACGAGATGTTCCCCGCCTACAAGAAGAACCGCTCTGACAAGCGTAAGCCTCTTGGTCTTGGAGAGCTCAAAGAGTGGATGATGAGCGAATACCCCTCCGAACTCTACACCAACCTAGAGGCTGACGACACCATCGGTATCCTTGTTACAGAAGACAAAGAGAACCGTGTAGCTGTCTCAGGTGATAAGGACTTCGGGACGCTTCCAGTCACTTGGTATAACCACCTCAAGAAGACCTTGCGGACTATCACGGTAGCCGAAGCTAACGACTTCCACCTAGTTCAATCCCTCATGGGAGATATGACTGATGGCTTTGCTGGTTGTAAGGGCTTTGGTCAAGTGACCTCCGAGAAGTGGCTCCGCAAACACGGCTCCTATTGGGAGTCCGTAGTGGAGGCTTACGAGTCCAAGGGTTCCAACGAAGATGACGCCCTAATGAACGCTCGTCTAGCCCGTATCCTACGTGCTGGGGAATACAACAAGGAAACTCACAAGGTCACACTGTGGGAACCCAAGCGGGGTGCCAAGTCACAGTCCCAACAAATTCCCTTTAATTGCTAGAGGAGAACACATGAACGCCATAGATAAACTCGTTTACGACATAGAAAAAGCCAACGCTCGACACAACAAACAAATGGAAAACACAATCAAAGCAGCCGAAAAGCACCTTAACCCTACCCTTCCTGACTCTGGGGCTCGCTCCGAGTTCAAGACGGGAGCCGTTCGTGACGCTATGAGCGGTAAAGGGACGCCAAGTCTCATCCCTATTGAAGCGCTTAGGGCTGTCTCACAGCGTTTTGAGGACGGAGCCACTAAATATGGTCGAGATAACTGGAAGAAAGGTATTCCCTTAAGTCGCTATGTGGATTCCCTTTACCGCCACCTGTGGCAACTCATGGAGGACGACCAAGCGGAAGACCACGGAGGCGCTGTTATCTGGAACGCCATGTGCCTTATTCAAACCAAAAAGTGGATTTCCGAGGGAAAACTACCTGAGGAGCTAAATGACCTATAAAACAAGGAGGATTCTGTAATGAACGCTAGAAGCAGTTATACAAATTTACCGCCAATCTCGGCGGCACTTATTAAGAGTCTTGAGGAGGTGTACCCCTCGCAAGATTTCACTCCCTCTAAGGGTGTCAGAGACCTTGATTACCACTATGGACAACGCTCCGTGGTTAACTTTCTCAAGCACACCTACCAAATCCAAAACGAAAATATCCTAACGAAAGAATAGTTATGTGTATGTCATCCCCCAAAATTCCAGACCCACCTCCCCCTCCAGCGCCTCCTCCCCCTCCTACAAAGACCGCTCAGAAGGTGGAGAACAAGGCTCTTAAAAGCCGAAGTAGTAGCTCTAAGAAACGAGGCACCTCTGCATTAACTATTCGTCGTTCTTCCGTAAACACAGGCTCCAGCGGAACGGGCGCAAACATCTCCTATTAACATCTATGGCTGACCGAACCCTCACGATTAACCACGCCGATGGAGGCAGTGAAACTTACACAATTAACCGTGACAAGTTCGCGGGGGTTCGGAGTATGTCTACGAATGAGCTAGATTACGATGAGATAACCGTTAGTAATGCAGCTTCCGATGTTAATGGAACTTGGGTATTAAATGGGACATCGGACGGCAGACCAACATGGCGACACCCAACAAACTCTAGTACTTATATTTGGAGGATTAACACTTCAGGCAGTAAGTGGTTTATTCAAGATAACGACAATGACCCAAAGATGGTTCAGTCAGATAATACTGTATATGATTATCCTTGGGACGTGCCTAGTTGGAAATCTTTGGGGGGGGGCGTAAACTATCCCAACGTAGAGTTCTCAAATCAGTTTAAAACACTTACAGTAGACCACACAGCTGTTGCCAAAGAGCAATCCAAAGAGACTACCTTTGGAGGCTCCCAGAGCATGACGGTCAAGCGTGACATTGAACCGTTACTCAGTAAAGTAGTAGGCGGGGCTTCCGCTGCATATAGCCTCCGTGACCTTAACGACGTTCTAGGTAATAGCAACAAGGTAGTCCGAGTGCGTCGCTCCAGCGATAACGCAGAGAAGGACTTCACGGCATCCGAGATAGGGGCAGCCCTAGAGGATTGGGTGGGAGCATTAAATGACGGTTTCGTCGAGACATGGTATGACCAGAGCGGCAACGGGAACGATGCTACGCAGACGGTAACAGTGCGTCAGCCTAAG